TTCTTTTTTTTCTTTTTTTTGTCGAGTAGAAACTACTTCTAAATCGAAACAATTAAATAGATAAAAGAATATAGATATTGCAAGAGAGTGTTTTGTAGTCGCTAAAACGACTTATTTATTGGTTGTAAAAAGGTGTTAAATGAATTTTAGACTGGTTCAGCCAGAACAGCTAAATATTAGAGAAAGCAGGGGTTTAGTCAAAGATATACACGACCCTGTTATCAGCGTTAGAGAACCTCTTTCTGATTACCAAACAATGCTTCAATTGATTCATTCTGACCCAACTTTATCCAGAGCTTTTGACATCATTGTTGAATTCTCCACTTATAGAGGATTTGACTTTATCGGTGCTGATAAGGCTAAAAGGGATAAATTAAGAATATTATTTGATTCCTTGAATTACAGGCAGGTTCTTCCTAACATTATGTATTCTTTATGCTATTATGGAGATTCCTTTATGGAATTGAGAAAGAACGATTCTTCAAAGCCAAATGAACTCTGGCCATTGGAAACCACTGAAATGAGAATAGATTATGATGTCAATGGGAAAGTGGCAGGATATATCCAAAGACCATTCAATATCACTGGGATGAAAAATGAAGAAATCAAAGAAAAAGAAAGAACTATAGTTCCAAAATCAGATGGTGGAGATGGAGTTAGGACTTATGGTGTATTTTGGGAACCAGAAGAAGTTATACACACTCGTATGAAATGGATTGGTTCACAAGTTTATTCATACAATCCTAATGAAGCTATTGCAACATTAGGCTCTGCAAAATTGTATTCTGATAATTATCTTATGAACATCTTTATGAATATGCCACCAAGATATGTGGCTCATCTTTCTGGTATAAGTCAAAAGGATTATCAAACTGCAAAGAGAGAATTCCAATCAACAAAGACTAACTATAAGAAAGTCATTGCTTTTTCAAGAAGTAGCGACCCACAGTCAAAACTGGAACTGAAAAAGATTGACCCTCCCTATGACAAAGAGTTGATTGATGTCAAAAGGTGGCTTAACAATGAAGTTCTGAAAATAACTGGAGTTCCAAGAAGTTGGATAGAGGAATCTGCAAGTGAGAATAGAGGAGTTACAGAAGCAGAACAAAGACCATTTGATGTCAGGATTCAATATATTCACAGGAATGTTTTAGAGCCAATGGAGAATGGTAAACTTCTTCCAGCTTTAGGATTCTTTAAAAAGCCATCTGGCACTGAAAAGAGAGTAAGGTTAAGGCATAATGAGATCAGTAGGAAAGGGGAAAAAGAGATTTTAGAGAATGTAAAAGTCCTGAAAGAGATGGGATTAAAACCTGAAGCAGTAGTAACTTACCTTGATGAACGTGGAATCTTAGGGTTAGATCCTGATGATTTCCGAACAGCAGAGGATATGGCAATGTTAGCTGGAAAGATGATGCCAGGAATTCCAGGTGGAAAAGATAAGGATGATTTCCCTTCAAGAAAACCAATGAATAAGGGTATGGAAGATATGACTCAAAATAGGAATGAAGCTGGTGTCTCTGATGCTGGTGGAAAAAAGATTGAGGCGAGAACATAATGGGATGTAGAGGCAAAGGAAGGAGAAGGAAAGGATGAACTATAAAGTTGTAACAGACAGGATTGAAGTAAGAAGCTTGGAAGAGAATAACAAGCCAAGATATGTAGTTAGAGGGACAGCTGCTATTTCAAATAAAAAACATATTTATGAATTTGCTAAAAAATCTGATGGTTCTTATAAAACATTAAAAAGTATGTTTACTCCTAATTTCTTACAGAGTATTATAAAACAAGGTAAAAGTAGAAAAATCTTCATTGATACGCAACATGAGATGGTTAGGGATGCCAGCATCAAAGCGCTTGCAAAAGGGAAAAATTATACAGAGGATGAATTAAAACAGCTTGATAATATGTTAAAGAGAAAAAGATTACCTTTAGCAAAACTTACTGATATGGAATTGCATGATGATAGGCTTGATATTGAAATTGAGATGAATCCCATGTTTAGGGAAGTTGATGAAGACCACAGAAGACATTTTGATGTAATATGGCATAATCTTGAACAAAAATACCTTAATGGTCTTAGTATTAATTTTGGTAAATTTGAATATGATAAAGATGAATCTGGTGATACTGTCATAAATGATGGAGAAGTTTTAGGAATCTCAATAATGGATGGAGCAGCCGAACCAGACTGTTCTATAAATGAAGTTGCCATTAGGGCGATAGAAGAAGGATTAAATATTAGAGAAGGTGATGAGAAAATGAAAGATGAAAAAGAAAAGTTGGAAAAGGAAAAAGCTGAATTAGAAGCTGAAAAGAAGAAATTAGCTGATGAGAAAAAAGTTGCTGAAGAAACTAAAGCTAAGACAGAAGAGGAAGCCAAAGCTAAAGAGATTGAAACACAGAAGGAAGAGCAGGCTAAAGCACAAAAAGAGCTTGAAGATAAAGCTGCAAAAGCTAAAGAACTTGAAGAGGAAAATGCAAAGCTGAAAGGAGAGATGAACAGTGCTAAAGGTGTTGTCAAACCAACAGAGCCTCCAGCAGCAGGAACACCAGCAGGTGGAGCAGAACCTCCAAAAGATGAAAAGTTCTTTAAGGAGAACTTAGCTGTAGTTACTAAAGACCATGATGAAACTATTAAGATTAAACAAGATGGGAAAGAACCATTAATTGACAATTCAATGAAAGGATTCACTGAAATGTCTAATCTACAGGCGAGAGCCAATAATCTCACCGCAGATTTAAATGATGAAAATGCGGCATTAGTCAAGGGTGGAAGACTTCTTGACAAGGGTCCGAATGACATAGTTGTTCAGAGGAACCCCAGACAATAAAAAAAACAAAGGTGATATATATGCCAACAGATGCATTTTTGCAGATAAGAGCTGCATTGGATACAACCACATCAGTAACAGGTGGAGATTCAAGAACAAACATAGGAGCTGTCTTTATCCAAAAGGAAATAGACAGGATGATTAGGGAAACAATAAACAGAGATGTTGATTTCAGGCCATTAGTCCAAAGAAAGACTATGAACCAGAAAGCAAGAATTTGGAATCTAAGAACAAGTTTGGGAGCAACAGCAAAGACTTCCTTCCAGAGTGAAGGTGGAACAGGAACTGCTTATGCAAGTGAGTTTATGCAGTGTTTTGCACCAGCTTTGACATTAAGAAGTGATTATGAAGTAACAGGTTTGGCTCAGGCAGCAGCTTCAAGTTATTTTGATGCTATGGATTCAGAAGCAAGAGATGCCTTAAGCGCTTATGCTTTGACTGAAGAACAGGCATTCATTCTTGGGAATGATACTGGCAATGAAACCAGTGGTATAACAATCAATGGAAAGATTGGAGTTGCAAGTTCGTATTTGGGTTTGAAGCAGCTTCTCTCATCTGCAGTTGCAGAGGCAACAGGAACTCAGGGTGGATTTGGAGATTCAACCGCAAGGTATGGAATAACACCATCATCCACAGTAACTGATGAAGAATACAAGATGAATGTAAGGACAATTAACACATCCAATACTACACAAAACCCATTAAGCATACCAAATCTTAATGCAGCAATAACCCAAAGCAATATACAGGGTGGAAAGAGAGCTAACAGGATTTACCTTTGCTCTGAAGAAAGATTGGATGAAATCTCTGATTTGATTCAGCCACAGGGTAGATATGTTCAGGGAGCATCTTCAGTAGAACTGGATGGTGGACTGAGTGTATTAACTTGGAAGAACATAAAGATAATTGCCTCAAGGCTTATGGCCTTTAATGGGCATACATCTTCAGGTTCTGGAGTGACTTTCACAGACACAGACAACAGTGTGCTGTTATTGAATATGGATGTTATATATTTCTGGAATGTAGCAGGTGTTGATGTAAGGCACGTTCCGATAACAGGAGCAGATGCAAGCCAGAGAAGTGATGTATTCGGTGGTTACTACAAGACATATGGAGTATTTACAGTAGAGAGCTTCAATACACACGTAGTAATCTGGAACTTAAGCACTCCTTAATTGGAGTATTTTTTTTCCTTATTTTTTAAA